AAGAAGGCAGCCAATAAGGAACTCGAAGGGCAGATGAATATTGAAGACTTTTTAGATAACTAAACTGACATTTAGAATGTGAAAAGTTTAATTGTACATTGAAAATTGAATATTGACGGTTTGAGTGGTATAATTTTCGTATTAAGATTAAGATGCGGAAGGAAAAACAAATAAATGGATATAAAAGACGGAATATATTATCATATTCATAATCGAATGTTTGCGCCGGATAGTTGGAAAATAGGAAACAAAATTCTTTTTTGTAAAGAATACTACAATTTCTTTTTTAATTATTATGTTAATGTTAATTTGAAGAAAAGCAACTGTGCACTGGATATTGATACGAAACTAAAAGAATATACGATGTTGATTCGCGAACTTATTTATGAAGAGGTAAGAAATAAATATTTCCCAGAGTTACCAAGCAGAAGACATTGTGCATGGCTGTGTGATGAAGATGCATTGGAACTTTGGAAGAACACATTAGGAAGAGATTGTGATGTTTATAAAGTTAGGGCAACAGGAAATATCCATTGTTGCTATGCAGGAGGATTAGATAATGACAATATTAATTATAATATATTGTTTAAAAAGGCATTTATGTATTGGAAAGGTGAATGCATTGGCAATCCATTAGAAAAAGAATATTTATTTGAAGGCGAGATTGAAGTGCTACAAAAAGTATAAAAAGATACCAACCGTCAGTTGATATGATATCCTCAAGTAGGACGCCAAGTATTTGATGGTTGGTATTTTTATGCAGTAAAATAACTAAAAGGTCGGTTTAAGAGGAGATGAATTGATTGAGATATAAGAGAAGTGAGAAAACAATCCGCATGGACCGGGACAGCCATTTCAACGGTCTCGCGGATAAATTTCCAGAAGAAAAGGACAGGGATCGGTTCCGGCAGCCAGCATATCAGAGGTGATGCGGATGCTAATCAGAGAGCTGATTGATTACCTGTTTGATGAGATAACATCTGGCAGGATCCAGGGATCAGATCCGGTGCCGGTAGAGCTGGTCCACAGGATAGAGGACGGGCACTTGGATGTAGCAGAGTACCTGGCCGATAAGTTTAAGATTGGAGGGGATGCCGATGGACAAAAAGACGCTGATGCAGTACAGAGCCCTGATGAGAGAACTTCCGAAACTGGATAAGGACATAGACCGGCTGTACGAACGCCTGGAGGAGGTGCCTATAGTATCCGGGAAGGTCACAAAGTCGGGAGATGATTTCCCGTACATAGAGCAACACCTTACTGTACAGATGGTAGAGCCCAAGGCAGCAACGGAGATTAAGAAGCAGATCGCCGTTAAAGAGAAAAGAAGGGATAATGCAGAGAGCGAGAAGACGGATATAGAGGAGTTTATAGCTGCTATACCAGATAGTATGGATAGAATGATATTCGAGCTGAGTTTTCTTGATGGAAAGAAGCAGCGAGAGGTGGCGGAACAGGTTGGATATAGCCAGGGAAGAATATCTCAAATAATTCGTAAGAATCTTGAAGATTAATACTATTAATAAATTCTTATGCTATAATTATTATAGAATGATTGGAATTATTGTTCATGGTGTTTTCTTGCTGAGCCCTCCTCACAGAAAGACGTCCTGCGCGAAAGTGTGGGGCGTTTTTTATATGGTGAAATATGTGATGTAGTGGTATAATATCCTCATAAACTTATGAGGAGGAATCGAAAGGTGAGAGCCAATTTGAAAAAAATAATCGGTTTTTGGAAATCAATATGGGGTAAACTTATAGCTTTTATTATTTGTGGAAGCATTGTGGCACTTTTTATTGCAAGTTTTTGCTTAGATAAAAGCCTTACATTGTCTGTTATGAATGAATGGGTTAGCCTGGTAGTTGGAATGGCAGCTTTAATTCTTGGTATAATTTCTTTATTTCTTAGTTTTTATAATGTTGAGCAGTCTAACGAAGTGCAAAAAGATACAATAAAAATTATGAATGACGTAAAAAATGATATAGCAAACAGAATAGATGTAATAAACCATAAAATAGATTCTGGTTTCAGTGATTATAATAAGAAAGATGCACGTTTCGAAGGTAGTATCAAAACGATTAAAAAAGAAGATTGGAACGCAGTGGAGGAAAGAAACGATGTATGAAGATAGAATAAATATTAATACTATTATTTCTGAATATAGAGAAGACGAATTAATAAAGCCAATAAGTATATTGAAATGTGATGGAAAAGGTCGCGTATCCTTTAGCATTAGAACAATGTATAATTTCATAAATTATAGAATCTCTAGCGATTTATTATTTGGGTATTACATAAGAAGTTTGGATACTGTAAATGGACATTGGATAATGTTAGCGAATGCGGCGGTGGAATCTCCTGGAAAAGGAAGATTGAATGAGAGCATAATTGGGCGATTAGATGCACCTGATTTTGTGTTTATGGAACCAGGAGATCACGTGTTAGAGTTATATATGTGTGAGAGGCTTGATATAGGCGATATAAAAGAGGAGTCTGTAGATTATAAAAAAATAGGGAAATTAGTATCTACATATTTTTTTTCAGTTGAGTAATAAGGGACACTTCGGTGTCTCTTTTTCTATGCGAAGGAGGTGAGCCTGATGGCGAGATTAACAGCAAAACAGAAGAGATTCATTGAAGAATATCTAATAGACCTGAATGCCACTCAGGCCGCCATAAGAGCAGGATACAGTCCGGATACAGCAAAGTCTATTGGAAGTGAAAACCTGACGAAACCTGACATTCGCGCACGTATTGATCAGGCAATGGCAGAACGAAGCAAGCGGACAGGCGTCAATGCAGACCGTGTGCTACAGGAGTTGGCCAGAATTGGATTTGCCCGGATAACAGATATCATGGACCCAGCAACTGCGAAAATCAAGGAAAATGCATCTGACGATGATCTGGCCTGCATCCAGTCGGTCAAGATAAAGCCGAATGAGTGGGGTACGGAGAGGGAGGTAAAACTGTGCGATAAGAAAGCAGCCTTGGAACTCCTTGGCAGACATCTTGGCATGTGGAATGATAAGCTGGATCTAAAAGGCGTGGAAGGTGTGGTGATTGTCAATGACATCCCAAAACCAGACGACACAGGTTAAGCTTTCTGAACTGATTGCTCCCTCATTCTATTCTTTACATTGGGACATCGCGGATCATAGACACACGCACTATAAGCTGGCAGGAGGTCGTGGATCCACAAAGTCGTCGTTTATCAGTGTAGAGATTCCTCTGGGGATGATGCAGGATCCACAGGCGAATGCGATTGCTATGCGTAAAGTAGGACGATTTCTTGAGGAGTCGGTGTTTCAACAGCTTATCTGGGCTATTAATGCTTTGGGAGTGGCTGATAAATGGAAGATCAGGTATTCGCCGTTAAGCCTGACGTATATACCATATGGTAATAAGATTATATTCCGCGGGGCTGATGATCCACAGAAGATTAAATCGGTAAAACTGGCAAATGGATATTTTAAGTATATCTGGTTCGAGGAGCGATCAGAGTTTGATGGGCCAGAAGAAGAACGTACGATACTCCAATCACTTATGAGAGGTGGTTCGGAGTATTTTGTTTTCTATAGCTGGAACCCACCCAAAAGTATGAATAGTTGGGTGAACCAGGATGTATTGACGGAAAGAACTGATACGATTGTCAGTCATACTGATTACCGGATGGTGCCAAGGGAGTGGTTGGGAGAACAGTTCTTTATTGAGGCAGAACACCTAAGAGAAACAAAGCCCAAGGCTTATGAGCATGAGTATCTGGGAGTAGCCACAGGCACCGGTGGAGCGGTCTTTGAGAATGTTACCGTCAGGAACATCACAGATGATGAGATTGCAATATTTGACCGAATCAAGCAAGGCCTGGACTTCGGATATGGTGCTGATCCGCTGGCATATATCAAGATGCATTATAACAGCAAGCAAAAACGGCTGTATCTGTTTGGGGAGATATATGCAGTTAAGCTGGGGAACACCAAGGCCGCCCGAGAAATCAGGAAGTATAATCCTCTCAACAGAGTGATCACGGCAGACTCCGAGGAGCCGCGGGCAATTGCGGCCCTTAATGAGCTGGGGCTGCGGATTGTTGGCGCAAAGAAGGGTCCTGGGTCTGTGGATTATGGAATGGAATTTCTATCCGATGAACTGGAAGAGATTATCATTGATCCGAAAAGGTGTCCGAATGCAGCTCGTGAGTTCACCGGATATGAGCTGGAAATGGACAAAGATGGGAATTTCAAGGGAAGTTATCCAGATAAAAACAATCATACGATTGATGCTGTGCGCTATGGAATGGAGGATTCTATGACCAGACGCAGGGCAAAAGTTAGAAACAAGGCGAAAGCCGGATTTCACTAGGAGGTGAAAAAATGGACACACCCAAGATCGTTATAAAAACAAATGGAGTTAAGGCAGAAATTATAATTGATGGAAAAAAGCTTGAAGGAGTGAGAGGGTACAAACTAGTTCATGATGCTCCTGGGCTTCCACAGTTACAGATCAATTTGAAAGCAACAGATGTAACTGTGGAAACAGAAGCAATTCCAATACTGCCTGCCCCGTATGATTCATTTTATGTACCCAGATAGTTAATGAAGAAAAATCAACGGAGTTCTTGAGGAGCAGCACTATACAGCGGACATTCAGTAACAGAACAGTTATCTCCATAAATATTATATTCACATCTAAAAGTACCCTTTTCGTAACAGCTACAGGAAAGGGTAGAAGCATTAATGTAATCAATGGATATGGCATATGCTTTGTTCTGTACTGGACAGAATCCGCGCATTATTTTGCGCATATTTTAATCTCCTTTCTTTTGTACTTGGTTCTGACAAGCCTGTAAGTACATTATAGTTTGGAGAAAATAGAAAGACAAGTATGATAAAAGAAGGGGTGATGAAAATGCATGTGTTTACAATGCCTGCATCAGAGTGGGATGAACTGAATATTGATAAGCAGGCAGTCAGGCACTTGATCATGAAACATAGCACACATGTGAAAGAGCTTGCAAAACTTAAAGCCTATTATGAGGGTAAACATAAGATTCTGGCAGATGAGAACAGGGAGAACAAACTGGTTTGTAATCATGCCAAAGATATATCAGACACAGCGACGTCTTATTTTATCGGCAATCCGGTATCATATAAGGGTAAGGGAGATATTACAGCTCTTACAGACGCATTGGAGACTGCGGGAGCAGATGAGGCAGACGGTGACAACGGACTGGATCTCTCTATCTATGGGAGGGCTTATGAATACATATACACCAAGCAGGATGCCACAGACCTACAGATTAAGAATCTGGAACCTGAGAATACATTTATGGTATATGATGACAGCATTGAGCAGAATGAACTCTTTGCCGTATATTATTATGCTAAGATTGATTCCAGGGACAAGGAAAACACAGTGTATGTGGCTACGATCCTGACACAGAATTATAAGTATGCGGCAAACATTGAGGACATAGAGGGACCGCAGGGAATGCTGGATGGACCAGAACCTCACTTTAAAGGAGAAGTGCCTGTAATAGAGTATTTGAACAACAAATTGGCAATCGGAGACTACGAGCTTCAAATCCCGCTGATAGATGCTTACAATGCTCTAATGAGCGACCGTATCACAGACAAGGAGCAGTTTATAGATTCTATCCTTGCATTATATGGGGCATTGTTATCTGATGAAGATGCCGAAGCGGAAGGAGACGGGAAAGGGAGCCGGCAGGCAATGGAGAAACTCAAAAAAGAAAAGATGGTAGAACTCCCAGTTGACGCTAAGGCGGAATATCTCACCCGTACTTTTGATGAGGCGGGGGTCGAGATTTTGAAAAAGGCTATTGAGCAGGACATTCATAAATTTTCTCATATCCCATGCATGACGGATGAGTCATTCGGGGGCAATGTGTCTGGGGTGGCTATGGAGTTTAAATTGCTGGGCATGGAAAACATCACAAAGATTAAGACCAGGTACTACAAGAAAGGTCTTCGGAAGCGATTACGTATCTTCGCTAATTTTCTAAATACCCGTTCCGGCATCCGGTTTGATATATCCGGTATCACTCCGACATTTACAAGAGCTATGCCGAAAAACCTTCTGGAGATTAGCCAATATGTTGCAAACCTCTGGGGGAAAGTAGGCCGGAAGACATTACTGTCACAGATTCCGTTTGTAGAAGATCCAGAAGAAGAGCTGAAAGCTGTGGAAAAGGAAGAAGAGGAAAGTCTAAAGAAGCAGAAAGAGCTCTTCGGAAACCAACCCAATGAGCCGCCGGAGGATGGTGACATAGACGATGAAGAGTAGTGATTACTGGGAACGTCGGCAGGTACAGGATGCATTTAATGTCTTTCAGAAGGCAGAGGATACAGCCGACCAGATATCGAAGCTGTATCTGAAAGCATCGCGGTATCTGTCTTTAGAGGCGGATGAAATCTTTGAAAAATACATGACTAAGCACGGATTATCAGAGGCAGAAGCACGCAGGCTCATCAATACATTGCAGGATCGAACCTCTTTGGATGAACTACTGCAGAAAATCAGGAATGGAGATCGGGACCAATCGAAGAAGGAGCTGCTGTCACAGTTAGAAGCGCCGGCTTATCAGGCCAGGTTGGAAAGGCTCCGGCAGATACAGAATCAGCTGGATCTGGTTATGAAAAATGTGTATCAGCAGGAAAGGAGTTTCAGTACGAGCTTCTACACAGACCTTGCAAATGAGTCGTATTACAGGACTATTTATAACATCCAGCAACGTGCGGATGCAGCCTTTTCATTTGGACATGTATCAGCAAAAGTGATAGACCAGGTGATCAACAGCAGGTGGTCAGGAAAGAACTATTCTGAACGCATCTGGGGAAATACGCAGACCCTTGCACAGAATCTGAAAGAAGAGCTGCTTATTAATCTGGTGACCGGGAGAACGAACCGAGAAGCTTCACGGATAATAGCCAACAAATTCGGGCAGGGTGCAAGCAATGCGCGAAGGCTGGTGAGGACAGAAAGCAATTATGTTACAACTGAAATGAACTTTAAAGCCTATGAGGAGTGTGGGATTGAGGAGTATCAATATCTTGCCACACTGGATCTCAGGACCTCTCTCATATGTCGGAATCTGGATGGAAAGATATTTTTGGTCAAGGAACGGCAGATAGGTAAGAACTGCCCGCCGATGCATCCGTGGTGCCGATCTACTACAATATCCGTAGTGGATCGGTCCCTTATCGATAAGATGCAGCGTTCTGCTATTGATCCCTCGACAGGCAAACAAATCAAGGTACCGCGGTCCATGACGTACTGGGAGTGGTATAATAAATATGTCAAGGGAAAACCGGTAGTGGAGCTGGAGGAGAAGAAAATTAAGAATCATTCCTCTGACAGGACACAGCACGAGAAATACAAGAAAATACTTGGCAATGAAGTACCGGAAAAACTGGATGATTTCCAGAATTTGAAGTATAATGATACTGAAAGATGGGATGCAATAAAGAATTCATTCCGGCGGAGCAGTACAGCTAACACTGCATTCAGTGATCTGGCAGAACCGTTGCAACTTAAACATGTTAGAAAAGTCCTATCTGATTTAGGAATCAGCTACGGCGAGACAAAAATCAGTATCATCCGGGATCCTGAACTGATTGGAAAAGGGTATTACGGATGGACAGACCCCAAAATGAAAGTAGTACAGCTATATCCGGATGCGTTTACTTCCAGGATGGAACTTGTAAAAACATTGGGACATGAAAGAGTCCATCTTGAGCAAATGAAGTTGTTTGGTCCTGCAAAGAATAATGAGGAGGCATTGTATTATGAAAGAGGCCCTCGTTTTTCAGAGGACTACTGGTGGGAAGAGTATAGGAGGCGAACCAATTATGATGGTCAATAATCCGATCGAGTATGCTAAGTTACTTGGTGATATATATGACGGAAAAAAGGTAAAATGTCCTCAGTGTAAAGAAGAAGGACTGGAACATCATTTTTATTCTGACGGCGAAGAAAAAATAGGATTTGCTCAGTTTCATTGTCCGCATTGCGGAGCAGAAGCACATTTGTCGCGAGTAAAATTTCCGAAGAATATAAAAACAGAAGAGATGTATTAGTACCACCAGTCATTATGATCGGTGGTATTTTTATACCCATTTTTAAGGAGGTGAGGGCAGTGGCTTGCAAAGGTAAAGGTGGTAAGAAAGGCAGAGGCAGATAGAGAGGCGGTGATCTAGATATCTCCCTTCGAGGCGCAGGGGTATGCGTCTTCTTTTTATGCTCCGAAATGAGGGTAAACTACAAATTTAACGCAATGGCCTGGGCTAAATGCATGGGCTGGGGCAGAAAGGATGTAGGAAGTGAGAAAGAAAAGATTGTTTGGATATTGTATCATGCCGTTAGATTTACAGCACTTTGCGGATTCCGGAGACGGCGCTGGGACCGATGGAGGGAATGGCGGCGGAGCAGGAGAAGGAAGTACGGACGGTCAGAAAACTGGTGATGAAGGGAATGAACCTCCGACATTCGATGATCTGCTGCGTAATGGACATCAGGCGGAGTTTGACCGCCGGGTACAGAAAGCGATTGATACAGCTGTAACAAATGCACAGCAGAAGTGGCAGGCACTTACGGATGATAAACTGTCAGAGGCAGAGAAACTGGCTAAGATGAACAAAGAAGAGAAGGCCCAGTACCTGCAGCAGAAGCAGGAAAAGGAGCTTGCAGCAAGAGAAGCGGCCGTAACCAGAAAAGAACTGATGGCAGAGGCGAAGGGGACTCTTGCAGAGAAGAAGCTGCCTGTGGGGCTTGCAGAGGTACTGAATTATACGGACGCAGATTCCTGTAACAAATCCATTGCTGCAGTGGAAAAAGCTTTCCAGGAGGCTGTAGAGGCAGGTGTGCAGGAACGGCTAAAAGGCGGAACCCCTCCGACAAAACCACCATCTGCGGATGACACGGATCTGACAAAACAGGTAGAAGCTCTTATGATGGGAGCACAATAAGAAAGGAAAGGTGATATAAATGCCAATTAACACATTAGCAACAGCAACCTTATTTCAGAATACACTGGATAAAGTAGCGATTAAAGAAGCAGTAACTGGCTGGATGGATGCAAATGCCGGACAGGTACTTTATAACGGCGGTGCGGAAGTAAAGATTCCGAAGATGTCCGTTCAGGGACTTGGAGATTATGACCGGGATAACGGATATCAGCAGGGCGGCGTAACACTGGAATATGAAACCAGAAAAATGACGCAGGACAGAGGTCGTAAGTTCCAGTTGGATCCGATCGATATCAATGAAAATAATTTTGTAACGACAGCGGCAGCAGTGATGGGAGAATTCCAGCGCATGTTTGTAGTACCGGAGATCGATGCTTACCGGATTTCAAAAATTGCAACCGAAGCAATTACGGCGAAAAAGGCAGGAATGGTTTCTTACGGTTATACACCGGGGGAAACTGGAACATCTGCACTCAGAAAGATTAAAGAAGGAATCAAGGCTATCCGGGAGCTGTACAATGGCCCGTTAGTGATTCATGCCACACCTGACATGATCATGGAGTTGGAAATGGAGATGGCTGGAAAGATTACAAATACTACATTCTCCAAAGGCGGGATTGACACGCAGGTGCCTGCTGTGGATGGAGTGCCGATCATCTCCACACCTTCTAACCGGATGTATACCGCCATCACGATTTATGATGGAAAGTCTGCTGGTCAGGAGCAGGGTGGATATGTAAAGGGAACAACGGCGAAGGAAATCAACTTTTTCATCTGTCCACGTACTACGCCGATTGCGATTACAAAGCAGGACATTATGAGAATCTTTGACCCGACCATTAACCAGAAGCTGAATGCATGGCAGATGGATTACAGAAGGTTCCATGATATCTGGGTTCTGGACAACAAACTGGATTCCATTTATTTGAGTATTAAAGATGCTGAGAATGCAGGATCATAAGGAAGGAGCAGAGAGGAATGTTACTGAAAAGAGACAATGTAGAGCGTCTGGCCGAGGGAATCCAGGCAGACAGATTAAAGGCTCAGGGTTTCAAATCAATTGAGTCTGTAGCCTGTGATTCTCCTTCTGACGTCGCGATGGACATCATAAATATGAACGTAACGCAGTTAAAAGCACTGGCGAAAGAAAAGGGGATTCAGGGGGCAAAATCTCTCAATAAGGAGGAGCTGCGGACTGTATTGAAGGATGTGGTCTAAGTGACTGACATTGAAAAATTGAAGAAACTGACCGGAGAGAGCGATGAGGAGTTGCTCTCTCTTTTACTGGAAGAAGCCGAAGCATTCGTGCTGTCTTATACCAACCGGACAAGAATTGTAACAGGTCTGGAGAAGTCAGTCAGAGACTTGGCGGTCATTGCTCTGAACCGTATGGGGACAGAAGGAGAATCATCCCGAAGTGAAGCGGGAGAATCATACAATTTTAATGATGCCCCTAAACAGATTTATGATGTCCTGAATCGATACCGTCTTGCAAGGATAGGGGGAAAAGCCCATGAGACTAAAGCGAAGCAGAATTGAGACCCATTATATACGTTCGCGTATTACTGGAAAAGACGGTGAGGGTGGAACGTATGAAGAATATGAGACAGCCCGCTTATTTCAGGGCGAAGTCTGGCCAGCGTCTGGGAAAGTGCAGGCAGAGATGTATGGGCAGCGGTTATCATATATCCGAAATGTGAAGGTGATTGGTAACTATGTTATTACTACAGATCGGAAAGGGAAGGTGCACTATGTATTTCCGGATGGCCTGGATGTGACGGAATCAGATGGGCTGTGTCTGTATGTAGCTGGAGACAGCAGTCCGGATTACAAGGTATTATCTATTAAGCCATACCGACCGCTCAGATTGGAGGCCGAGAAAATATGATACTTGGGGTAAACAATCTCAATAAGCATTTTGAAAATCTGTCAAAGGTGGAGTTAAAAAGTGGTATCAGCAGAGGAATTACTCTTGTGCAGGAAACTGCGAAAGCATATTGCCCAGTGTATGACAAAGAGCTGAGTAGCAAGATCCTAATAGAAGTCAAAGAAGAAGGTGAGGTCGTCCGTGGGACCTGCTGGCCGGAAGCAGCGCATGGTATATATGTTGAACTGGGTACTGGTCCGAAAGGTCAAGCAAACCATGCAGGAATCTCCCCAGATGTTGATGTGGCGTATACACAGTCCCCCTGGTGGATTCACGAAGGACCTGGTGAAAATGAAATTGACCGGGAGACAGCGGAACATTATCACTTTTTCCACATAGATACTCCACAAGGACGATTTTATCAGTGTACTGGACAGGCGGCGCATCCGTATTTGTATCCGGCATTGAAAGATAACGAGGACAATATTCTTAATATTTTGAAAAAGGAGATAAAAAGGCAGCTATGAAAAATGTAAAAGATCAAGTATTTGAAGCCTTGAATGCAGTATTTGAAAATGTGTCAGATCAGTATCCGAAGGACTGGGCCGATCTTCCAGCTCTCCAATATGCAGAAGAAGAGAATCGGGTACATGAGCATACAGATGAAGGCGAGTGTAAATCGTATGTCAGGTATCGGGTGGATATCTGGCATAACAGATCTACATCAGAGGCAGCTCTGAAAGTGGATGAGGCGCTATCTGCATTGGGACTCGTCCGTACAGCCTGCCAGGATGTGCCGGATCCGTCAGGGTTGAAGCATAAAATGATGAGATACGAAGCAATTATTGATATGGAAAATGATTTTGTCTATTGGACAGATTAGAAAGGGAGCGTGAGCAAATGTTAGCAAACGGTGCAAAGTTAGGATATAAAGAAACATCCGGATCAACATTTACAGATCTTCCGGGACTGAAAGAAATCCCGGATATGGGAGTAGAGCCGGAGAAGGTGGATAATACATGCCTTACAGATCCACATAAAAAATATGAACAGGGAATCGGTGACCTGCCGGAAATGACATACAAATTCAAGTATGACAATTCAAAGGCAGATTCTCCATACAGGGCTATGCGTAAGGCACAGGAAGATGGAAAGGTACTTACATTCCAGGAGACCCTAAAAGATGGTACAACAACGGAATATGAGGCACAGGTAACTGTAAAGCGTACTGGCGGCGGAGTCAATGGCGTAATTGATTTTGAGCTGACCATGATGGTACAGAGTGATCTGAAATATACGGACCCTGGAAATACAGAACAGAGCAGCAACTAAAAATTACGGAGGTAGAAGATGAGCAATTTAGGCGGATTAGATGAGGATATGGTTCAGGAGAACCAGGAAGATAAGGTTGTGGATATTACAGCGTCAAGACCGAAAAGGCGCCCATTCCATTACTGGACGGTAGGAGAGCGTGATTATAAATTAAAGCTGACCACATCGATGATTGAGAAACTTGAAAATAAGTACAGGACCAATATTGTGAACCTGGTGGGCGGAGATGGTATCCCTCCTCTGTCTGTAATGCTGACGATTATCCAGGCAGCGATGGCTCCATGGGAACATAAGGTATCCTATCAGGATGTGAAGAAAATGTACGATACATGGTCAGAAAATGGCGGGAACCAGATGGAATTCTTCACTGGAGTATTGATGCCCACTCTTGCGGTATCCGGTTTTTTTACAGACAAGCAGGCGGAGTCGATGCTGGAAAGCATGAAGGACATGGACGATCTGCTGTAACAGACGATAGTATCTCAGGCTTGTACTGGCGGGCAATAGAATGCGGGATACCTCCGGAGAAGTTCTGGGGGTACTCTCCTTTGGAAATCTCGGATCTCATTGAAAGCTATTATCGTGAAAAGTGTAAGAACCTGAAACAGGAGATCATGATGGGATTCATTCTGGCAGAGACACAGGCACGATATATTTTAACAGATGAAAAGCAGGATATTCCACATCCATGGGAATATTATCCAGAACTGTTCGGAGAAGAAAAAGAACAGCACAACAGACAGCAGGAAGTCAATAGGCTGGAAAGTTACAAAGAAGCCAGACGATCCTATATTACAGAGTTTAATAAACGCAGGCAGCAGGGACAGTGATCTCTGCCATTTTTTTTTAGAAAGGAGGTGAAAATCTAATGGGGGAGACTTTGGAAAAATTGAAAGTCGTGATCGAAGGATCAACAAATCCATACAAGAAGGCCATTAGTGAAGCAAAGTCAGAGACAAAGAAAATGACAGAGTCGATTAATGCCGAGATGAAACGTATAAAGGCTCCGATGGAAGGTGCGGGTGTAGACAAATCAATAAAGAATGTCAACAACATTACCAACAGTGTGAAAGGATTTATCAAAGAGGCTCAGCTGGCAGCTGGTTTAAAGGTATATACAGAAGATTACCTCAGACTGGAACGCGATATATCAAATACTGAAAAAGAAATTACAAAATTAAATCAGCAGATGGATAAGATGGACGAAAGTAAACGTTTTGTACCAACGCAGGAATTCAAGGACCTGGAAAAAAATATCAAGTCCTCAGAGACCACACTGGACGCTCTGTTACAGAAAAAAGAAAAGATGGAGTCATCCGGAAAAGATATGACTGTGACGGATGATTACAAAGAAGTTGGAGCACATTTGGAAGATGCAAAGCAGCGCCTGAATGCTCTGATTGCAAAGCAAAAAGAGTGGAACAGCATCGGTATAGAGAGTGGTGACAGCCTTGCTATGAACGAATTGTTGGAGAGTATTCAGGAAACCGAGGAAGAAGTGACATACTTAAAGGGTGAGCTTGCAGATCTTGAAAGCAATCATCAGGCGAGAATTCCTACGAATGAATTCAGTCAGCTGAAAGAGGAAATAGAGGAAACTGAAAATCAACTGAAAAGTTATCAAGAACAGCGGTCCCAGATGATTTCAGATGGAACGGATCAGAAAGAAACAGAATCATGGCAGAAAATTGCACAGAACATCATGGGTGCAGAACAGCGTCTGAATGAGTACATAGCCAGGAAAAATCACCTGGAGAACGCAGGAGAAGATGTTCGGTTTAATGGCGGGCTGAAAAGCAGCAGTTTTGGTTCAACAGCAGAAGCGGTTTCAAATCATGGTATTGAAATGGTAAAAGAGTCTATAAAGCAGATGAATGAAGCTCTGTCAGAGTCAATTAGAAAGATTCCTGTCTTTGGACGAGTTGCTTCGGAGACAGCATTCATTGCATCCAAGGCATTTGGCGGACTAAGGAATGTGTTCGAAAGAGTATCGCCTGCGATTAAGAAAGCAGGAGGGGCAGCGGCGTCACTGATCAAGCGGTTTTCATCAGGGATTCCTGTAATAAAAGGTTTTACAGGAGCAGTAAAAAAGAACGGGAATGCATTTGGCGGTGGACTTTTTAATATCCTGAAATATACCCTGGGTATTCGTAGTTTATTTGTATTGGCAAACCGGCTGCGAAGTGCTTTAGTAGAAGGTTTTAAGAACTTGGCGCAATACAGTGGGACAACAAATGCAAGTTTGTCTATGCTGATGTCAAGCCTTACACAGTTAAAAAATAGTTTCGCTACAGCGTTCGCTCCAATCCTAAATGTCATTGCTCCGATCCTGAATTTTCTCATCCAGAAGATTTCACAGGCTGTAACGGCTATCGGTATGTTGTTTGCTACACTGACCGGACAGTCATCTTTTATTAAAGCAAAAAAGGTCAATCAGGATTATGCAGCCAGTTTAAACAATAACGCTGCTGGTGCAAACAAGGCCAATGAAGCCAATAAGAAACTTCAAAGAACCATACTGGGATTTGACCAGATCAACAAATTGGATGATCATTCAGATACCGGGGGAGCTGATGGCGGCGCTGGTGGCGGAGGCGGCGGACTATCACCTGCTGACATGTTCGAGGAAGTTTCCATTCCTAATAAGATTAAAGCATTTGCGGATAAACTGAAAGAGGCATGGAGAAAAGCGGATTTTACAGAAATCGGACAGATCGTTGGGAACAAGCTGAATGAAGCTATGCAGAAAATTCCCTGGGATAAGATCAGAGAGACTTCAAGCCGGATCGCAAAGTCAATTGCTACATTCCTGAATGGATTTATTGATGCAACAGACTGGAAATTAGTGGGGAGCACGCTTGGAAATGGTATAAATACGGTATTAGATTTTGCTTATACCTTTGTAACAACATTTAATTGGAAAAAGTTTGGACGGGCTATTTCAGATTTTATCAATGGTGCTGTACGTACAATCGAATGGTCAAGAATTGGCACAACGATATCTGATAGCGTGAAAGGTATATTAGATCTCTTTATTTCGGCAATTAGGGGCACGGATTGGAAAAAAATTGGAGATTCTCTTGGAACTTTGCTAGCTAATATAGATTGGAAGGGCATAATAACAAAGGCTCTTACTCTTCTGATGAGTTTGCCAAAAGCTATATTCGATATGATATCCGGAGCTATTTCAGCTGTAGATTGGGGACAGCTGGTTAAGGATATTGCTGGAGGTATTGGCAATTTCCTTGTGAACTTTGATTGGGCCGGAACGTTCAAGAGTGCAGGTGAGCTTGTAGGTGAAGCATTTAAGGCTCTTTTTGATGTTGGAAAAGTTATCGGTGATGCTATTTCAGAGGCAGTTGCTACAGCAAAGGAATATTTTCAAGAGAAAATAGAAGAATGTGGTGGCAGTATAGTTCGTGGAATCTTAAAGGGAATAGTCGATGGTCTCGCGGGCATTGGTCAGTGGATTATTGATAATATTTTCACTCCATTTATTGATGGATTCAAAGAAGCATTTGGAATTCACAGTCCCTCAACAGTAATGGCAGAGCAGGGAGCATATATAATAGAGGGTCTGTTGAAAGGGCTTATTGGCAATGTTAAATCTGTAATTACCTGGTTCACGAAATTGCCGGGAAGGATAAAAACAGCTCTAGGGAATGCAAAGGAGTGGCTGGTTGAAAAAGGAAAGGATGCAATTGAAGGGATTAAAAACGGATATGACGCAGTAAAGGACAGCAAGTTATTCTCCAAATTTCGAAAGCTGAAAGAGGATGCATTTTCATCGGTCGGAGATATTGCCGGAAAGGTAAAGTCAAAAGGCACAGATATTATCAACGGTGTTAAGCAGGGATATGAGAACAGTAAGCAAAGCGGCCTTCTGTCAAAGGTTGCCACATTGAAGGAAAATGTGTTTTCTTCTATCGGGGATGTAGCGAAGCATGTTAAAGCAAAAGGTGTTGACATTTCTTCGGGGATCAAATCAGGATATGAAGGCAGCAAAAGCATGATCAGATCAGCTGTGTCAGGTATTCCTAATTTGATTTCTTCCGGTATCGGAAGTCTTTGGAATGTAGGTAAAAATGCTATAAGTTCTTTTGCAAGGGGCTTTTCATCAATACATATACCCATGCCACATATCGGATGGGATTGGAACCAATTTCATCTCGGCAGCCTTTCGTTTAGCGTACCAAGCTTTAATTTGAGCTGGTATGCAAAAGGCGGATTCCCAGAAGCCGGGGAGATGTTCATGGCACGCGAGAACGGCCCTGAGCTTGTAGGACGTATGGGAAGAAGATCAGCTGTTGCGAATAATGACCAGATCATAGAAGGAATCAAGTCGGGCGTTTATGATGCTGTGGTGGAGGCAATGATGATGTTCCAGGGAAGTGGATCGGGAAATGATAAGGAGCCAGTGATAGAGCTGACAATTATTGCCGACTCGGAGTCTCTTTACAAATTTGTACGAAAAGGAAAAGAAAAGGCTGACAGAAGATTTGAAGCTGTGGTTACAGTGTAGGAGGTGATGGGATAAAATGTCAATGATTTTAGTGGACGGATCCGAAATAAAGGATCCGTCTGTTTTTGAATGGGGATTGCAGGATATATCAGCCTCAGATGCAGGAAGAACCGATGACACAATCATGCATAAGAATCGTCTTGGCCAGAAACGAAAGCTAAAGATGGCATGGAATAATCCGACACCCAGTGAGGCAGCAACTATACTCCAGGCATTTGATCCGGAATATATTATGGTGACTTATCCGGATGCAAAAAGTGGATTAACAGAAACAAGAGAATTTTATACGGGTGACAAGTCTGCTCCCATGCGTGCTTGGACTGCACGATATAAGCGATATATTCAGGTGACATTCGATATTATAGAAAGGTGATGGCATATGATCAACACAACAACAGAATTTAAAAAGGCGTTAGAAAAAAATAGTGTGTGCACAAAGAAAGCCACTATCCTTCTCAAAAATGGAACATTATTGAATGTTGATGACAGCAAAATTTCCCAGGGCGGATTGAAAATTGATGATGGAATATCGAATCAGAAGTTTGATGTCGGCACTGCCGTTGTCAATAAACTGACTCTGAATTTAAACAACAGATATGATGACTTCTCGGGCTATGATTTTACTAATGCGGTGGTTACTGTCTGGGTAGGAAAGCAATTGACAGACAGAATCGAATGGTTGAAAAAGGGCGTATTTAACACGGATGACCCGACTTCTACTCCGGCCATTTTGACATTGGAATGTCTGGACAATATGTCCAAGTTTGATACAGCCTACGATGGTGGCATCAGCTTCCCAGCTACGCTCCAGGCGCTTGTGCAGCACTGCTGTACCCAGTGCGGAGTATTACTGGCAGACGGACAGTTCCCGAATTACAATTACCGGATCGAGAGAGATCCATTCGGGGATAATAGCATTACCTATCGGGCAATCATTGCGTACTGCGTGCTTCTGGCCGGATGCTATGCCCGGTGTAACACAGACGGGCGGCTGGAGTTTAAGTGGTACGATACGGCTGCCTTTGATGGTTTGATAGACGGAGGTGTATTTGACAAGACCGATGCCGACTATTACCAGACGGGAGATAATCTGGATGGTGGAAATTTTACGAATTACAGTAGTGGTGACAGTGCAGATGGTGGTACATTTACGGAGGCACTGCCATACCACCATATCTACAGTTTTAGCAGCCTCTCTGTATCCACAGAGGATGTAGTGATAACCGGCATCCGGGTGACCGCCGTCGACTCTGAGGACAGCACCGGAAAGAAAGTTGAGGGCGAGACTTATCTGTGCGGAGTTGATGGATACATTCTGGATGTGTCAGGTAACCCCCTGATCGAGGCTGGGAAAGCCAAAATAGTTGCAGAATATCTGGCATCCAGGATCGTGGGAATGCGGTTCCGTCCATTTACGGCCAGCGCAATCGGAGATCCGAGCTGGGAGGCAGGTGACGCGGTAGTAATTACGGACCGCAAGGGAAACAGCTATAAAACCTATCTCACAAATGTTACTTACAGCACTGGGGGATATGCCTCTATCAGCTGCGACGCGGATCCGCCTGCCCGGCATAGTGCCGATCGGTATGCAGAGATTAACAAGATTGTGGCGGATATCAAAAAGGATAATCAGCAGAAGCTCTCTGAGTATGCTCAGTATCTGGATCAGATGAACCAATTGGCCGTGAATGCTATGGGATATTATGAAACCGTGGATACACAGGATGACGGCAGTACTGTTACATACATGCATGATAAACCGAAACTATCAGAAAGTACCATAGTGTACAAGCAGTCTATAGATGGTTTCTTCTGGTCACAGGACGGCGGGAAGACATGGAACGGCGGTATTGATAAAAGTGGAAATGCGGTTATGAATGTAATCGCGGCCATGGGACTCCGTGCGGACTGGATCGACTCCGGCCGCATCCAGGTAAAAGACGATGACGGAAATATCATTTTTCTGGTGGATATGGACACTAAGAAAATTATCATTGCCGGTGACTCCGTGATGATTGGCGGACAGAATGCAGTAGAGGCCCTGGATGAGGTCAGAAAAGAAGCAAAAAATGCAAGGGCTCTGCAGATATCCTTGACGAATGATTACCAGGGGATCCCGACGGATGAGAAGGGACATTACAGTACCATAGACGCGGGCACTAAAGTAAGCGTGTTGTATGGACACATGGATGTAAGCGCTGACTGTTCATATACTCTGTCAGAAAGCGCAGGCATAGCGGGGATATGGGACAAGGCAGCGAGAACCTATACTGTAACTGGTCTGTCGACTGATAACGGGTGGGTTGATATTACAGTAGCCTATCTGAGCACGTTCACTGTGACAAAGAGATTCAGTGTCTCAAAGATCAAAAACGGCGCTCCCGGCGACAGCCCTAAACTATGTGCCATCACCGGGGGACAGGTTATAAAGTATGAGTCTGGCAGCAGTGCACCGGTTCCGGAGAGTCTGACTCTGACAGCCGAATACCAGAATACCACACATGGAAAATGGCAGTATCGGAACGCCTCAGGAGTATGGACTGATTTTGTGCCGGTGCAAACAAAGACTGCGATCACAATACCAGAGGACTCTTCGGCCTGGGTAGGAAGTACGGCCGTGCTTCGAGCCGTTGATACAACGCAGACAGCAATGGATACTATTACGCTGGCGAAGCTGCGCGATGGGGAGAAAGGTGATGCAGGAACAACTGGGACAGGTTATACGGTCCTGTTGAGCAATGAGTCCTATGTCTTTGCAGGCAATGTAACCGCGGCGATTGCGGGTAGTACTTCCACAGATGTGACCGCATTTAAAAATACAGTCCAGATAGCTGCTACAGTAACAAAGATTGGCAACACCACAGTATCCGGAAATGCAACGGGGGTTGCAACTGGATTCAATGGCCTGACAGCGGCAGTGACAGGAAATGGCACGACTGCATGTAAAATCTCATTTACAGCAACCAGTAGTCTTACAACGAAGAATGGCAGTGTGCCTTTAACAATAACAGTAGATGGGAAAACATACACAAAGTATTTTTCCTTCTCCTTGTCGCTTAAGGGCGATTCAGGAGCTGCCGGAAGAACTTACTTTATCGAACCATCCACGGATATCCTGAAACGGTCTCAGGATAACTCGATCAATCCAAATTTTGTACAGTTTAACTCCTATTACCGGGATGGGTCCAGTGCCACACGGACGGCATACGCAGGGCGGTGGATCATTGAGGAGACAACGGACGGCAACACCTGGACCACTATTTACACATCATCTGCAAATGAAAGTTCTGTAAAACACTACCTGTATTCCATGCTGGCCAATGCGAGTGGAAATGCCCTGGCCAATGCGAACGGAGATACAGTTGGTATTCCCAGAGATGTGGTCCTGATAAGGGCGAAACTATATGCAGCAGGCGAGACAACCAATCTTATGGATATGCAGGGCGTAGCAGTTGTTACGGACATAGATGCATTAACCCATGAAGAAATATTCAATCTGCTGACCAAGAATGGGGAAGTAAAGGGAATTTATAAGGAAGGGAACCAGCTGTATATATCGTTCACTTATGCAAAGGGAGGAACCTTAGTCTTAGGTGGTGCAAATAACGGGAATGGCGTAGTTAATATATATGATAATTCCGGAAATAGCATTGGTACAATAGATAATTCAGGAACATCTTTAACTGGAAATTTCAAAAGTCTGCATAAATATTTTCAGTATATTATAGAGACTCAGATCGCTAATGGAACTTTTTCAATGGCACGAAGCGGAACAGAATTTTTAAATATTTCTGTTAGCGGAATTAAATATTCTGATCTAACATTAGGGGATATGGTAAATATAGGAGCTTCCGGATGCAGGTTTAAAAATTTAATAGTATCCGGTGGTGGGGCAAGTATATCTGGTGCAACCTATATTAATGGGAATCTAGTTGTAGCGTCGGGGTACAGTAAAAATAAGATGGCAGATACAAAGGATTATGGGGATCGACTACTGTACTGTTATGAGACAGCCTCACCTTTGTTTGGAGATGTGGGGCAGGGGATGACTGATGAAAATGGTGAATGTTATGTATTTATAGATGACATATTCACCGAGACTGTGTCTTTGGACAGAAACTATCAAGTGTTTTTGCAGAAGGAAGAGTCGGGAGATTTATGGGTTAGCTTCAAAAGGGAAGATTTCTTTCTTGTAAAGGGAAGTCCTAATTTAAAATTTGCATGGGAGCTCAAAGCACGACAGAAAAAATGGGAAAGCGAAAGGCTGGAGATATTTGACAAGACGGAAAAAAGAGATGAAGAGGTGGATTACGAAGAAATGGCAGCAAATATGGTGGCCAGTTTTTATGAAGGATTGGAGGTTATTTTATAATGAAAGTATTAACAAGTTTTACACACTTTAAGACCGGGGAGGGCGACAGAATTTCGTATACTTACTCCGAAGTCGATGGTGATGGTAATGTATTGAGTCAACAGAATAAAGGGAATTTTATAATGCTTGATGATCAATTGAAAGATTGCGTAGAAACAATCAGCAGATTTATAAAAGAAAATAAACTGGGGGGCGAATAATATGGGATTTTCAGGAATTGTAAAACTGCTCGGGGATCTTGCAGAGCAGGCAACAATATCAGATAATGAGTATCTGGCGGTAGGGAATACTGATTTGAAGAAAATTAAGTTCAGCAATTTTATTACACTGCTCAAAGATAAGCTGGGGATTAATACGCTAAACTCCACTTTAGCAG